ACCTTTCCCGCCAGACAGAACTCCGCTACGAGCAACAGATCTCTGCTCTCCAACAGCAGCTGTCTCGCGAGACCTCCCGCACCGACTCCCTCTCCGAAGCTCTTTACATGCTCCAACAGGTCAACTGGCTCGACTCTCTCAATCAGCAATCATATAAGGAACCAGCGCCCTCCCGCATTCAGTCGTGGTGGGATGGCTTAGTCCTCCATCTGGGTTACATCGCCCTCTTTGGCATCCTCGGTGTCCTCATCTTCCTCGTCGCCCGCTACTTCCTATGCAAATAACAGAAGCCCAGCCGTTCTCGGCTGGGCCTCTCGTTTGTTTCGTCCATTGTCCGGCGATTGCATCGCCGCCCTATATCATCCCTACCTCTCTCAGGTACTGCTTACACCTAAACCCTTTCCTCGGCTCAAAGTCCTCAAACGAGTGCGCCACAAAGTGCGCCTTCTTATTCACCCATCCCGCCATGTCTTTTTGCCATTGTGGTATGTGGTGGTTGGGGTTCATCGGGTCACGGTAGGGCTGTGCATGGGGATAGACATACCTCCCCTGATGATTGGCCCGCGTCTCTTGCGTTCTGCGCCACCAATACACTATCCGCTCGTAACACTCCCTGAAGTCATCCGTCAGCATTGTATAGAGGAAATACTGCCCCGTGAAGCCATACTTGTTGATGAGTGCCATAGCCCGCTCACACTCCGCTATCTGTCCGTGCGTGTCACATCCAAAGCGGATGCGGTTGTTATCAAGCCATTTCACCCTCGCCAGCAGCTGTGCCACCTCGTCAGTCACCAGTCGCGCATCGAGAGCCTGGTTAAAGTCCACCCTATACCCTCTCTCAATGATCTTCTCCAACTGCTCCATGCAGTAGTCGCCTGCCGCTAAGATGTTGTTATCCATCAGCACCAACTTCCGCCTGCCCTCAATGGCTATCTCATCTACATCCATATACGGACGTATGGCACCCTCTTTTCTGGGCACCACACACCACTTACACCTATTAGGGCATCCTCTCGTCAGAAATCCGTAGGCAGTATCTTTCGGCACGTTGGGATATATCGAGTAGTCCGGCTGCAGACGGTCTATCTCCTCCGGCAACTGGCTCGTCGGGTCATAGCCCGTCCCGCCTTTCACTATCTCGTCGGCATTATATATATAGGTATCGTCAGGCGAAAAGTTAAACACCTTCGACATATACACGATGTCATAATGCTTCATGGGAGTGGCCCACTCAATTTGCCCCCCCCCTATTTCTCCAGTATCTCGCAATCTTAGCGAGTGCGAGGTTGGGGTATATCGTTGCACCCCATTTCTTTTTCTTGGCGTGTCCGTCCACGTCCACCAGTCCTATCAGCATATCTCAATTTTTGTTTCGTTTATTGTCCGGCGATTGCATCGCCGTCCTCATTTTTTCCTTAGCATGTCCGCCAGCCGCACATGTTGCTCTTTCGTCATAACCATTTCCGCTGCCTGTTGCTTCATGTACTCCTGCATCTGCTTCGTTGTGCGTTCCTCCCATGCCTTGTGCATCTTTTTAAAGTGGCAGAAAGCCTTATTGACCCACTTCGTGCGCTTATAGCCATGCTTCATGCCCAGATAGCTGCTCATGGTAATCTTCACGTCGTTGGCATTCTTACCACCTCCCAGTTCCACATGTGGCTCCATGTCGCGGATGGTCATCTTTCTATACGCCTTCTTCAACTTCCTCGGCAATCGCACCTTTTTGAAGTACCGCCTACGCAGCAGTTTCTTATCCGCTTTACTGAAGTAGTGCTTCACATTCACGCTTATGCTAAAAGGCTCCTTCGGCACTTCTACTTTTGGCGCTACCATTTCCGGCTCTATAAAGACAGAAGGAGTCACCTTGACGTTATGCAGCTCTATCACGTTCGACATCGGCACCGGCTGCCCAGGCACAATAGGGTGGTCTATCGACGGCTTAATCAGATACACCTTCGTCTTATCAAATGCCGGCACGTCTGCTAAATCATACGTCAGCATACCAGGCTTTAAGTTCTTCAAATCATCCATAACTCTCCTGTGTTTTATTCAAGTGATTTCCATTGCGCTTGCGTCACATCTTTATCTTCTGCAGCGTCAAGTATCTCCTCTATGGATTTCTCGCCAACCACACCCACATAGATGCCAGCGGTAATGGTGCCGGTATCATCATCCAGATTGTCGTATCTCAGTTCTATCAACTCCGTTTTTTCAAGAGTCTCTAAAAGTTTCTGACGTGCCTTCAGTTCAAGATGGTATTTCCTACGGTTCGTTTCCATTTCGTTATAGCCTTTTAGAAACGATGCCTTGTATCTATAAGTATGCTCAATGCGCTCCATGCGCACATTATGGGCTACCATGAGCACTTTGTCATAGGAAAACGGGTCGTTAATCTGACGCATGTGTTTCAGCAGGTCGTTATTCTTCTCTGTCAGTTTTGCGTTCTGCTCCACCAGAACCTTGCTACCCTCACGCATCACCTCCATTTGCTCCTTCATCACTTCATTCTGCTTCCTGAATAAGATGTTAGAGGTTATCACCAGCATATACAGCAGATCGAGCCATCCATGAAATGTGTCACCTTTTATAAAGAAGTAAAAGGAGAAAGACGCCAGCCCGCCTAATAGCAGTCCGTTAAACAACCAAAAGCAAAATCTCTTCATATCCTTATATCATTTTATTCATACTAACCACGTACCCTTCCTGTCCTTCAGGATTCTCGTCGTAAATCTCAAATCCTAACTTTCTATACCAGGGTATGAGGAAAGTTCCCTTAGCGGCACAGAGGTAAATCTGTTCACATCCTTGCTTCTTTGCCAGTTCCTCTACCATCTTCATTAGCTTGGTCCCCATGCCTTTCTGACGTTCCTCTTCCAGAACTATCAGTGAACAAATACCACCGGCATCAGGACGTTCATTCTCAATTCTCAGAACCACAGAACCCTTACCACCCTCGACGATGATGGTAAACGACTTACCCCACCACCATAGGTTTTCGTGGATAATCTCTTTACACTGTTTCCTCTCCCATACAGAACCACGATGGAAGAACAGCTGTGCCACACGCTTCTCTTCAGGAGAAAAGCGACTGCGATATTGCTCTTCCTCTACGATGGCCTCTTGCACAGCCTGTTTCAGTTTCATTAGCTTCTTAAAATCTACCATAACTCAATCTTTTTTTATCAGTTCGTGTGCATCATAACCGCACCAGGTACAGATGCCTTTGGTCACATTCGGTGCATAGTTCTCTTGACCGCATTTCGGACATCGGATCAGCAGCAGCGTGTCCGTGTCCTCATAATGCTCTACTCCTGGTGCTAAAATCTTTGCTCTACTCATATCTATTCTTTGTTTTTGTCTGTTGCGATTGCATCGCAACCACCGAGTATCGCCTCCAGTTCCTTTTTCGTCACTTCACGTACAAAGATGCCCGCTATCTCCGTATAGCGATAAGTGTTCCCATTCTCCGCAACACGGATGTTCCACTCAGGACAGCAGCCAGGCTTCGATGGTGGATATTTCAATATCTCTGTAATGGTAACGACATTGCTAAATATGTCAACTACCTTTTGTCCTACTTCAAAGAGAAATGGCTTCTCGCTTCTATGTTCAAAGTCCTCTTCTTTGTTCCATTTATCCCTTGCGATGGCAGCACTCCCGTCTGTCCTCATGTTAATCGAATATTCCAGCATATCTTTATGAATTTATGAATTACTTTCTTTTATGTCGCCTGCTATTCCTTTCATCTTATATGCCTGAGCTATCATTCTTCGCTCCTCGTCATTGCTGGTGTCGAATGTGATCTGCTTAAACCGAGGAAATTTCTCAAATATGATGCCTGCACCATCCAACGCTTCAGATACTGCATCACGTATCAGTTCCTGAAGACAGTTTATCTTTATGATCTCGCCAACCTCCGGCTCAATGCGCATGGTGGTGTCTTGTATGTTTTTGGCTATGATTACTTTCATTTCTTTTCAAATAAATTATTCAACTTCCACTCAAAATCCTTATCACTCCTGATTACATGATCAAAGGGCGTTTCTATCTGTTCGATGGCAGCAATATGTATCAGACATGCCAACACTTTAAAAGCATAATCACATGTAGTCTGGCTCTGTGTGTAGTATGCTTGGGCACGTACCTCCAGTAGGTACTCCACAAAACTTGGCTTTGTACTTGATACTACTACTTCATGGAGAAAGAGCGAATATTCCGGCTTATACTTATAGCCCCACGCCTTATATATGGATGCCAGTTCATCAGGAGTTTTCTTAGCCAACTTCATCTGTGCGATGAGCGCCTTTTTCTCTTCTTTAGTCATACACCCTCCTCCTTCAATAGTTCGTGCCCGTCATACCCGCACCACGTACAGATACCCAGAGCCACATTCGGTGCCCAGTTCTCTTTCCCGCATTTCGGACAGCGCATCAGCAACACTTCTCCCGTGTCCTGTGCCACCTCCACACCAGGCGCTAAAATCTTCGTCTTACTCATACCTTATTGAATGGTTTTATCGTCTTTTTCCCTGAGTATTTCTTTCATTACAGCCCAATAGGTATTCTGTTCCCATTTGGTAGCAGGACGGGCACGACCGTCAGCACGAGTCACCGCCTTACGCTTCACAATGTCTATGCCGTTAAAGGAATTGATCTGTCGGTTGTTGGTGGGAACAATACCGAGAGACATAAACACACAGTCAGAGCCAACGATTCTCATCAGAGTACCAGGCTTAAAAATTCTTTTGTAGTTTCTCTTTTTCATATTTCATTCTTAAAGTAGTAGGTGTTTTCTTTTTTATCATAAGAAATAGTGGCCATTAGAGGGAACACATTTCTGTCTTTCAACATATATAGTTGGTCGTAGATGTAGGGGTATTTTTCTCTATAAAAAACAACTCTTCGCTCATCATTAAAAGATTCCGATAGGAAACAAATACAGCAAACCTCTCTTACTCCTTCTATAAATGATACTTTTGTTATTTTTAAATCGAAGTCTTTTTCTTGAAGCACCTCATTTAGTCTTACCGTAGTTTTTTGGAGTGGTTGGGTGTTTAGTTTTAGTATTGTGTTCTCTTTCTGCTTTTTCTGAGGGAAAAAAGCAACCAGAAATCCCGCAAAGCTACAAAGAGCCATCGTCATACTGATGGCAAAATCCATATCGTCGTCATGCTCGAATGTTACATACGTTGCCGATGCTATGTATAACAGTAGGAACACCCAGAACCCGACTGTCCGCATTCTCATTGTTCTCTTGATTTTCATTTCTTTTTTTATATTTTATACTCCTATCTTTTTAAACATTTCAACAGCTGCATCCACAAAGTTCCAGCCTCCAGTGGAATAAAGGGCTTTACCTTCGTGGTCAATATACTCGATAACATTCTTAGTGAGAGAGAATGTATAAAAAACATCACCTTCTCTAATAACGTCTGGCAACAAATCTAACAGCTTTGTTAAGGACCATGCTGGCACATATCCTTTGGGGATTTCTCCCCTCATATCCAGGAATGGTCTTATCTGAGGAACGCAAAGATTCTTTCCGTTGTAGAAATAGCCCCACATCATGTCTGACGTTTCTGCGCTAAGGCCAAGAGACAGGAGTTCTTTCGATTGCTCCAGTGAGGTGCAGTTTTTGACATCTTTCTTCTTTCCTTCGGCCTTTTCTTCTTCGTCAGCCTGGTTAATCTTACTCAGTCTCTTAAAATCTACCATAATATATCTATGAATTGATGATTTCTTGATAATGTTCCTTTGTTAGTCTATGCCACCACCCATCTGTGTCCTGACAAAGCATCTGACCGCTCATTACAAAAGCGCCCTTGCAGCTTCTACGTTCGCCATTAGGATGTAGTTTTTTCTCGCGCAGTTCATAGAGCACTTCGCCTGTTTTTAGTTTTCGACATGCTTCTACCACATCGAGGTTAAAGATAGTCGGACTTATCGTGTTTGGTATCTCAATAGCGATACTGAAATTTATCTTTCCCATAATCAGTATAATATAGGTAGTCTTACAAAATGCTCATTCTCTGGAGTCTTAAACTCCTTATCCCATTTGCGCCCTATCACCTGCCATGTAGCTGGAAGTGTGATGCCCTTGCTAATGGTGTTCCATGTGTCCCATTGATCATCAAATATGTATAGGCGATTTGACATCCCCTGCCTTGCTGTCATTTCTAACCATTTCGGCTGCTGTAACAGATAGTCGAGTCTATCCCAATCTACATAGTCTTTCGGAGCAATATTGATACCGCTGACAGACTGCAACAGTTCGTGCCAATGTGAATAGGCTCCCTCTATCCATAGCATATTTCCACTTGTATAGATGTATATCTTTTGGATATTCTTATAGTGGATGCGAAGTCTGTCAACGATGGATATCAATTCCTCCCTCAGCAGATAGAACGGGTCGCCACCAGTGAGGCATACCGTATGAGCTTGTTTCAGATCCTCTACTGTTATCACAGGCAGTTTGTCTATGTCATAGAGTCTGTTGCAACATAGCGGGCAGTTGTGGCCGCATTTGTGCGTGATGTAAAGATGATATATCTGTTCCATAATCATATAATTAAAATGATTTATTTAACTTCAGTAAATATGGTATGACGTTCCACGAAATAAGCCTCACACCTAATCAACTTACCCTTTTTATCCCGCTCGTGGTTACGGTATCTTATCTCCGTGCCGTCGAGGAACAGCTGACAGTTACGCTTCGACGACATAAACAGTCGCCATTCCGCTTCCAGATACACCCACTCTTCACCCTTGGGCTTAGAGTCAGTCATCAGGCGCTCCATCAACTTCTGCCCCATGTCACGGGCACCCTGGTAGTAGGAGGCATACATGGCCAGTCGTTGCACACTGATTTTTACCTCGTGCTCAACGGCAAACATTCTCGCTCGCTCATCCTGCCTACGTTCCAGGATCTCCCGCGCTTGCTCAATGATTTTGTCCTCTTGCTTCGTATTCATAAATTTATGAATTGATGATTTGTTAGAAAAATAAGTCTATCATTTTCTGGCTCATGTGGTAGGGAGGCTTATGCTTGTGCGCCTTGTTATATTCACGAGCCTTTGCTATATGCTCCTCAGTATGTTTGCTATCAATGATACAGAAGTCATCATGCGTCTTCCATGCGATAGAGTATTCAATGTTTCCTTCTTTATCCAGGACATAGACGGAAAGATCTCTGTAATTGCGACATTCACGCCCAGTAATATGACCATAGAGCGTAGCATAGTCACCTTCTACGATACACGTTTGCCCAGTCTCTTTGTGACGTATCAGACAACCAGGCATAAAGCGCACGAAGTTCGCATTATACTCCAGCATCTTATTGATGGCCGGAATAAAGTATTGCTCCCATTGCTCATCGGTATATACGTGCTTCTCTATATACAGTCGCGCATCATCCAACATCTGCTCAGAACTTTTTGGATCGTTACCGTCGTGAGTCATTTCGTAAGTCAGAAAATCCACCTCGTCGCCGCCCATGGCCATGCGGTTCTGCATCGTACAGATGTTTCCGTGCCACAGCTCCATCGTGCGCTCAAACATTTTCACCGTCTCAGGATTGATCGGTCTTGCTTTTAACTGTTCGAGTGTTATGGTGTTCTTTTCCTGGGATTTTTCCTTTTTCTTCTCCATCAGCTCCTGTGCTAAACCGATGATATAATTACACGTCCCCGTCAGTTCTTCTAAATTCTCAAAATGGAATTTAATACTGTTAGGCTCTCGCATGTTGATGCACTTCAACTCCATAAAGAAGCTGTCACCAGTCGCTTCACTCATGGTGCAACAAATTTCCGCTCTTTTAAATACCTTTTCCATCTAATGAGTAGTATATGTCATGTTATCACTCTTCACGCTCACGCTCACCAGTCTCAGCCGATTGTCACCGTCACTCAGGTTCGCATTCAGCCAATCCTGAACACTCTCTTTCAGGAACTCTGCAGCATCGTTAGCAGGGTAGTGGTCACACCAAGGGTACGTTAGCTCCACCTCTATCTTCATCGTCTTAGGCATTTTGCTCGCATCTTTTATATGTCGGTAGAAACCGTCAAATCGATGTGGGTCTTTCCGCATATCTGCTTCAATACAACTATTGTCAAAGTCTAACAGTTTTTTTGCATTTCTCGCCCACTCCTTCCTCAGATACTCCGGCACAGGTATCACTCTGTCAGGAATACTGCCCAAGGCAGACGGACCGGCACATCCATCGATGCCGGCGCTCAGGTAAGAAAAACCAGTAGGTATTTCCCATAGTTTTCCCCATAAACCTTCACGTCCGAAGAAAGGCTTTTTATCACCAGGCTTCGCCGGTCGCCACCAGTCCTCTTCCTTAAAGGTGATATCCTTTGCTGTCTTACCCAACTTCTCAGGATGCGCCTCCAAATCCTTGAACCGCTCCTTCAGATAGGTAATCTGCTTCTGTATCTCTTCTTTCGTGGGTTCCGCTATATGCAGCCCAGGTCTCTTCATAATGCAGAAGTCTTCCACCGTCAGTTTCTCCACTGCTGGTTTCAGCTTCTCATACTCCTCTACTGTCAGTCCCCTAACAGGACCGAAACCGCTTTCCTGGCATTCCAGCCTCCATATCACCGACTCCACCCACAACTGATGGCAATAGATATACTCGTCTTTCATATTGTAATCTTCTGTTTGGTATATCGCAATGTCATCGCGACCCCTCTTTCCTTAGTTTCTTCTTTTCTTCCTCACACAGGTCAAGCAGTCCTCGTTTCATCTTCTCCAACTGCTCTTGCTTCTCCTTGCTGATGCGGGGACAGCCGTTTATCCATTCGTCTAACCTTGGTAGGTCAAAGTCGAACTCAGCGGCAAAGCAGAGGTAGTCCTGCCATTCCAGCATTCTCTTGATGTCGATGCCATGCTCCACACAGAAGATGATATCTTCCATACTCAGCGTCCATGCACCGTCGTAGTCATACACCGCACCCATCGTAATCCAGTGGCCACGGTCTTCCAGTCCCCACATGTTCAGCAACAGTTTCAGCCACTCGGCATGGATGGCTGCTGTCGCTTCCTTCAACTTTGCAATACTCTCTTTTCGTGTCATATCGTTATTATTTATAGTGATCGATTTCGGTCGGTTTCTTCAAAATCCAGTGTCATCCACCGCCCCGCTTCTTTTATTCTCTTCTCGGCCACGGCAAAATACTTCGGGTCTTTCTCTATCCCTATGTACTGCCGTTTCTCCATGATAGCCGCTACGCAGGTCGTACCGCTGCCCATCGTATTGTCTAAAATTACCCCCCCCCGAATTGGTATAAGTCCTAATCAGATAGCGAAGCAGATCCACGGGCTTCTGTGTTGGATGATACACCGTCGTCTCGTGCTCCTTCTGAATGTAGATAATCGACTGGGGAAATTTCTCGTTCGGTCGGGTAGGGGCTACCTTCCTGATCTGCTTATCGTAGTCATACGTTCTGCCCGTCTTGAACTTCCCATAGCAGCTGTTCGTCCTTGGCTGCTCACATCGCCCTTGCGAGTGGTTCGGCTCACCAATGCCCATCTGAGGGTTATACACTGGCAGCTGTTTATAGAATACACAGATGTCCTCATGGCAGCGCATCGGCATCCTGTTCGCATTCAGGAACCCCGTTCCGCGTCCTTTGTACCATATCAGGTTATATCTCCACAACTTCCTGTTGCTCTGCATCAGGTCACTGGTAAACATACCCTGCCCGAAGAGCACAATCACACCCCTCGGCTTAATGATACGCTCATAGTGCGCCCAAAGAGGCTCAAAGGGTATCATCCTGTCCCATTGCGCATTCGGGTTATCCTTATGCAACACCTGGTAGGGCAAATCGCAGATGACAGCATCCACGCTCTCATCCGCTATCCCTGCCATCAGTTCCAGGCAGTCACCCTCATAGATATGGTTCACTTCTAACATGCCTTCCTTCTCTTATTCTTGTTCCATTCCTCCCGTGCTGCCGTCGCCAGCTGCCGGTATCTGTTCAGATGGATGTTGCTCACCGTCGAAACCGCTACCAGGTCCCTCATATAGAGTTTCCCTGCCATTTCCGTCAGTCTCACCAGTCGCTGCATCCTCGTCTCGTTATTACTCATCCTTTTTGTTTGTCATATTAAGCACTTTTCAACCGTCTTATTTTTACATTTTTGTCAAATTAAGCAGTTTTCAACCGCCTTATTTTGTCATATTTCGTTTATTGCAAGGCGATTGCATCGCCGTCCTCAGTTAAACCACTTAATCACCGTCTCGCCCTTATAGCCTTTCACCCACACAAACCAGGCATAGGCCGTAGCGCTCCCGCTGATCTTATCAAACTCACCATTCATGGCACATAGCAGTCTCGACGAACTCACCCACACCCTTGCAGGTGGCTGGGTTCTAAAAAGGTGCTTTCTCTGCTTCCCCTCCAAAAAGGTTAGCTTCAAAAACATACACACCTTTTTCCCGTCTGGTATAATCTGCAGCGCCTTCTCCACAAACTCCTGAGCATAGGCGTATGGCGGATTGGTGACGATGTTCCCGTTCCATTCCTGGTTGTCAATGGCCAGGAAGTCGGCCACCTCGCCATAGCCTCTGTCGATGATGTCTCGCGAAGTGACGTTTTGCCCCCCCCCTAATCAGCACTTTCGAGATATGTCCCTCGCCACATGCCGGTTCCAGGATGGGACCGTCAAACTGCTCCAACTTCAGCAGCCATTCTGTCGCTTTGGGTTCGGTGGCATAATAGTCACCCCACGCACGTTCATGGTCCGTGTGGTTACTCGCCCCCAATGTCTTGAACACCGAGGCTCTGCCACCTACCCAGTCTTTATTCTCGCTCATCACATCAACAGGTTTTTCTCTCTAAGAATGGCTTTCACTCTCGCAGGCTTCACCTTGGCAAGGCTCGCGATATTTTCTACTTTCCATCCCTCTTTATGCAGAGAGATAATCTGGTTCTCAATAGTCTTATTCATATTATAGGTATTATAGGGTTTATCCGAAGTCAAGCATCGTACTTTTACGTTTCTTCTCCCATTCCTCGTGATACATGTTCCAGATGTCACGGTAATGGTTGATGTCATTCATCAGTTTACCACGCATCGGCTTCGTCACGTTCTTCTGCTCCATGAGTGCCGCCTTGTGGTTCTCATCATTCAGCATCTGACGCAGACACTTACCCACGATGGTACGGGGGCCATAACCGC